GACATTATAGAAAAGAGAAGATTTAAACTAGATTTAACTGTTGTTTAACACCATATTAACAAAAGATTTCTTATCTTTGTAGTGTAAGAAAAAGAAATATTAATTTAATTTATGTGTTATGGAAGATTTTATTGTTTTCTTTGTTAATAAGAATGGGTTGAACGATTTTGTGGTTATTAAAGCTTTTGGTTTAAAAGATGCCCTTCTTGCCTCTAGATTATTTTCTAAGGCTTCTAAGTGTGAAATTCTAGGTGTTTGTCGTGATTGTTTTAAATCATTCAAATTGGATCAATATGAATAAGTATACGTTCATTTTTGAAATCTCTTGGCGTGATTCTCAATCTGGTCAGATGAAACCTCATGAGTATCGTAAAAAGACACAAATGTCTATTTCTGACGCTCGTACTTATGCTCGTCGTTTGTCTAATACTCAAAATGTAATTAGTGTTATGTTTTATAAACAAATGTATTAAAATGTATAAAGGTGTTTTAAAGTTTATTAAAAGAGAAACACTTCATGAAGAGTTTCTTGTAAATATTGGTATTTTTAATCGTCCTTCGACTGCTGAACGATTTCGCAAGCAGTTGCAGGATGTTAATACAGGTTATGATGTTTTGTTAATTCTTGAAAAATTATGAAAATTACCCCTAATCAGTGGATAGACTTGGTTAAGTTAATTTCCACGTTTATTATTGGTGTGATTACTGCTCTTACAGTACAGTCTTGTACTGCGTCTATGTCTGTGTTTTGGAAAAATCAAAATTCAAAACAGGATTCTAAGCAAACTACTCAACAGCGAGTAGATTCCGTAACTATTAAACCTCATTTTTAAAATGGCACAAAACGTTTTTGACGCTACATTTGATGCTAACAATCGCATTGATGTAAATTCATTTGATTGGTCTCATGTGAATAATTTGACTACCAATTTCGGTCGTATTACTCCCGTATTCTGTGAACTTGTTCCTGCGAAAGGCTCTCTTCGCATTAATCCTGAATTCGGTCTCGAACTTATGCCTATGGTCTTCCCTGTGCAGACTCGTATGTTTGCTCGTTTGAACTTCTTTAAGGTTACTCTTCGTTCTATGTGGGAAGACTATTCCGACTTCATTTCTAATTTCCGTGATGATTTGGAAGAACCGTATATTCTTGCTGATTCTGTTCGGTTTGATAAGATGTTTAGAACCGGTACTTTAGGTGATTATCTTGGTCTTCCGACGCGGAAAACTTCATTCGCAACTTATGCTACTTCTGTTATTGCTCGTTGTACACCTACCGGTGGTAGTAATGATCAGGGTTTCCATTTTATTCCTTCTACCCAATCTTGGGATAATATTTTTTCCCAATGGACTGGCTCTATCGGTAGTGTTTCACCTATTTCTTGTGCTAACACTGCCCCTAATGACGGTTCTACTGTTATGTTATCGTGCTCTAATACTCTTGATATTGGTAATTTCCCGTCAGCTTCATTGAAATTTAAAATGACTACCACTTCTAGTTTTAAAAAAATGCCCTGTCGGATTATGATATTCCACAGTGTATTAAAAACTAAGTTCTATGTTGATGCTGAATTTATGTTATCTTCTGATAATAAAACTGCTCGTTTGAGTCTTCCTCTTGGTAATATTGCGGAAAAGCTTGGTTCTAATAAGAGTGGTCTATGTCACTTAGCAATCTTAATAAATAGTCTTAGTCTGAATTCCTCTACTATTGCTGTTACTACCCAATCAGTTGATGTTTATGCTAATGTTGAACTCTCGGAAGTTACTTATAATACTTATCCGTTTCGAACTCAACAAAATAATACTGCTGATCATCCTAAATTGCTTGCTTATCGTTTCCGTGCTTACGAAGCTGTGTATAATGCTTATTATCGTGACATACGTAACAACCCGTTTGTAGTTAATGGTCGTCCGGTTTACAATAAATGGCTTCCGACAATGAAAGGCGGTGCCGATACTACGTTATATGAGCTTCATCAATGCAATTGGGAGCGTGATTTCTTAACGACTGCCGTGCCAAATCCGCAACAAGGTGCGAATGCTCCTCTTGTTGGACTTATGGTAGGTGATGTTGTTACCCGTTCTGAAGATGGAACTTATACCGTACAAAAACAAACTGTTCTTGTAGACGAAGATGGCGCTAAATATGGTGTATCTTATAAAGTTTCTGAAGACGGAGAGCGTCTCGTAGGTGTTGATTATGACCCTGTTTCAGAAAAAACTCCTGTGACTGCTATTAATTCTTATGCTGAATTGGCTGCTCTTGCAACGGAACAAGGTTCAGGCTTTACGATTGAAACTCTCCGCTACGTCAATGCTTATCAAAAGTTCTTGGAACTTAACATGCGTAAAGGTTTTTCATATAAACAGATTATGCAAGGTCGTTGGGATATTGACATCCGTTTTGATGAACTTTTGATGCCTGAATTTATTGGAGGTATTTCTCGTGAGTTGTCCATGCGTACTGTTGAACAAACTGTTGACCAGCAAAGTGAAACTTCTCAAGGACAATATGCAGAGGCTCTTGGCTCTAAGACAGGTATTGCTGGTGTTTATGGTTCTACATCTAATAATATTGAAGTATTCTGTGATGAAGAATCGTATATTATTGGTTTGTTAACCGTGACTCCCGTGCCTATTTATACGCAATTGTTGCCGAAAGATTTTACGTACAATGGTTTATTAGACCACTATCAGCCGGAGTTTGATCGTATTGGTTTTCAACCTATTACTTATAAGGAAATATGTCCGATGAATGCTGATAATTCGACTCGACCCGGATTCTTAGAGGAAACATTCGGTTATCAACGTCCTTGGTATGAATATGTAGCTAAATATGATAATGCTCACGGTTTGTTCCGAACGAATATGAAAAACTTCATCATGAATCGCACATTTTCCGGATTACCTCAACTTGGACAACAATTTTTACTTGTTGACTCGGATACGGTTAATCAGGTCTTCAGCGTTACGGAGTACACTGACAAGATTTTCGGTTACGTGAAGTTTAACGCTACCGTTCGATTACCAATCAGTCGTGTTGCAATACCTCGTTTGGACTAAGAAAATAATTTTTTCTTTTTTTCTTCCGACATTGCATCTTTAAGGCATGTGCGTGTGACTTGCTCCAAGGGTTCTAGTAGTAATAATTGTTAAATATTAGAACCTTGTTATAATATTTAATCAATTATTAGTACTAGGTTCATTGGACTTGTCGCGCGCATATACCTACCTTTGCAATATCGTAAGATTAAAAGGAAAAGTATTTTCCCTCTGCGTGAAACGCAAATTAATAGCAACTTTGTTGCGTGCGTCAGGGATTGAAGCGAAAATCCTCGAAGAGATTGTAGCGTAAAGCCCGCTCGGACGCCCAAATAAATTTTAAAATTTTTAAATTTTACACTTATGGCTAGAAATACAAAACCTGATTACACATTGGCAAAATGTGAATTTGATGTACAAAAAGATTTTGAAAGAACTAAACCTAACTTAGGTTTAACACCTCAACAAGTAGCCGAAATGGCAAAACGTGGTATTCCCGTTTCTCCTATGAACGTAAATTTCATTGACGTAAACGGTGATGCATCTTGGAATATAGAGCCTCAATTCCGTCGTGATATGGATATGGCTAACCACCTGGGAATTGAAAAAGCAATCCC